CCACAATAAAGATCTAGAAAAGCCATCTCTCTTTCAGCTAGCTTTTTACTCCATCGTTTCTTTTTACGAATATAAGATATACCCCATTCTTTCCACTCATCTCTTTGAGTTTCTGTCATAGTGTACTGCTGAAACCAGTTATCTTTTCTACCAACAACGTCATCATAGCGTAGGTCATGCCCCGCTATGATGAACATTTGGTCAATAAGAGTTTTAGTAAGATCATTACTTTGTTTCATGATAGATCTCCCTTACTTTAGCACCAAGCTCACTGTTGTTTGGTGTGTTGATAATTGTAGCTTCTGGTACAAGGATATGATTACGATTGGTACCAGAGGTAAAACATTTACTACATAGTTGGCCTACACCTTCTACATATGCGTTCCTCATATCAACGTGAGTAGACACTTCGTATGCGGTTTCTGCACCGCATGATACACATAAATCTTTCATAGTTACTTATTAAAGTTATTAAATTTCTAGGACATTACCAAAAGAAGTTAAGCCTCGGTCAAATCTACCATCGTCTACACAAGCTGCGTTAGAAAAGACAGTTTGTGTCGTAGCAAAGGTAGAAGTTCCCTGGTTTAAAACTCCATCCATATTGTGAATATGACCAAAACACATAAACTTTAATGTGTTCTTTAGAGCCATACATCTCTTTAGAAGTGCATTATCTCCACAGAATTCTAGCTGTCCATGTCTGTCATACGATAAGTCTCGTATGCTTTTAGGAGGACCGTGGACAATTAAGACCCCGGTGTCTTCTGGGATAGCTTCCCATACATGGTGAGTTTTATCTCTGGCTTTCATAAATGCCCATTGACCAAATGTAGGTGTAATAGGTGTGCCATAAAACTTAACTCCGTCTATATTTACAAAGCTATCTTCCAAGTAGATGAGACCACGTTCTTCAAAATCCTTTTTTGTTATTCGTTTCCTTTCTATAGAGGTATCATGGTTACCCGCTACGTATATTTTATACTTTACGGGTACACCCTTATACCAGTCAATAAAATCCCATACTTCCTGTTCGTTTCTAAATACATCATAGTAATTAGAACAATCTCCACTATGGACTACTACATCAACACCATCCCAAGTTGTTTCAGGAAATTGATAATGGAACCCATGGGTATCACTAATGTGTAGTATCTTCATCTTTTAAATAGTTTTGTTCATTTATATAATTTTCTGCATCATTAATATGATTGCATAGACCGTCAGCATGTCCAGCATTATAGTCTTCAACACGTTGTAGCATTTCTCTGTGTAACAGATTGGTTACCAGGTTGTTAAACACTTCAGTTGTTTCATACCTTGACCGTACATAGTCTGCTAGTCTTTCTACAGGAGTTTGTCTGCTCATATATTATTTATTTTCTTTTAAGTAATGATCTACTACTTGCATAGAGTCAAAATCTTCTCCAGTTGGATTTTCCCACATAAAAAAGCCATCTGCATCTGTTGCTGTTGAGTAATGTTTTAAAACCCATCTTAACAATCTGACTAATTTTCCTTTTTCTTCTATTGGGTCCATCTGTGCAATCACTATATCAGCTATGTATGCAAAGTCTTCATTATCTAGTGCATCTCTTATTTGTTCTTCTGTATACAATTTCATACTTTATTTTTTAATTAGTCCATCCATTTACCGTGTTTTCTAAGATGCCAAAATCTGTGTTTCAAAACTTCTACTATTATGCCCCATAGGGTATCAGCTTCATAGCTGCCTTCTTTTACAATAAGTTTCATAGTTAAAATATATATCTAATGTTAACGGGATCAAAGAACTCTGAGTAAAGTTTAGTAAACTGGTTGATCATTTCTTTCTTAAGCTGCCACTGGTAACGAATATTGTCAGCAGCATACTGAGAATCTTTAGATTCTTGTATGTCAGGACGCCATATTAAATCTCTTACTATATCAGAGTTACGCTCGTGTTGATGTACGTTGTGCGTAAGGAATATACACTCACATTTAACATCTACATTAGCAGCTTTTAGTTGTTGAAATAGTTTACGGTATTCATGTAACCAACCATCTGTATAAACAATTGGGCTAAAGTTAATATGTACTTCCATATATTGCTGTAACCTAGGTATACTCCAAATACGTTCTTCTATAGTATCTGTATTTGGCTCTAATACATCAGAGTATATCTGAGGCATCAGACTTACCCGGATACGGTGTTTATCTGGATGTAGTATAAACTTTTTATCAGGACGAAACATTGTAGGATACTTGGTAGCAAATGTACTCTTAGCCATTTTGTGAGAATCAAACCAGTTAAATACTTTCTCCCAGTTGTAATGTTTGGTCATCAAAGCAACGTCTGTGCTACAACCAATATCTATAGTGTAATACTTTTCGTCACACTGATTAGGAACTTTAGGCCAAGGTTTACTTACTATCCAATCATAAATAGAATGTAAAACATCATCTGTATTCTCGTTAACATATACCTTGTCATGGTTATATCTACCTACATAACAGTAAGAACTCATACAACCACCTAAACACCCATAGATGAAGTTCGGACTAACTGCGTCTGAACTTCTTCCATTGTCCCGGGTTATTAGAGTTTTGGTTTTTTGATGAATGATTTTCATGAGTTTTATATTTTTTATAGATTTTATTTAAAACTTCTATCTGTTTATCTGACCATTTAGCTTTAAAACTTTTAAGATTGTCAATAAACTTAATGTCATATTCTGACATTTGTCTACGTATAATAACAGGAAACATCATTTCTATTTTATTAGACTGTGTTTTACTATAACTTGGTGGAATTGATACACCTAAAAACTCATTAGCTTTTTTATTACGAGTTGTTTTATAGTTTATTTTAGTCATTATTTAATATTATGCCTGTAAAGTAATAAGCCAACTTTGTGTACAATATCTGATACATCACCATCGTTATTAATTACAGCATCAAAGTTCCAGTCATCAAGACTAGTCTCAGATGGATGTGGATTAATAGGTTGTACACCTGGTCTGTTTATACGGACAACAATACCACCGGCTTTTTTGATAGCTTCTGCTTCATTAGGAAAGCGTGTATCTGTAATAATCCAGTTAGGATAGTCAACACAGTTAACAATTGTTCCTATTTTACTTATACCACACTCTGATGATTCCTTTTTATAATCAATCATAGTAGCGTTTACCCAAGTGTTTTCATGCAAGCTATCTCTGATAGCATCTGTACCTAATTTCTGCAGAAAGTCTCTAACAGTCATTAAACTATTAAACTGTATGTCAGCAAATACTGGTACTCCATTTAAAGGAATATCTTTAACTGTACCCCATTCAGGACCTAATAATGTTTTTTTAAACTCTTGATCCTCAAAGTTTTCTACAGGAATGCCTGTAAGTATAGAAGCAATAGTCTTTAGCTTACCAGCCCACTTCTTAATATGCCATTTGTTTAGGCTAATCTCTTGTATAATAGTACCTACTAGATCTTTTCCAGATCCAGAGTATCCTGAAATTCCTATAATCATTGTTTGTTAAGTTTAATCGTTAAAGTAAAAGTCAGGATGTCTCTCCTCCTCTAAAGCTTTAACTAAGTTATTGTGTCCTTCTAAGGCTTCATCATATGTACAGTATCTACGTTGATACTCATTATGTGGACCCTCAAAAATCATAGACTCAAATAATACAGGTTCATGTATTGTTGTGTCTCCTCCAAAGTTTAAACCATGGTCAAAATGTAAAAACACTGTAGATATTCTTTGTTCACCTATAAAGGTGTTACCTACATGTTTAGCTGCTTCATTAAATTCACCTAGCTTAGGATATTCTCCATTAGGTATTGCTGTAACTGTTTTGTCTTCATTTAATATATACCAAGTCATAATAGTTAAATTATAGGGGGAGAAATTAATCTCCCCCTGATTTTTAAAGAAAGTTTACACCAAAGTCAGCTACTAGTTCTTCTTCCATAACTGGAGCTTTTGCTGTAACTGGTTCCATAATAGTGTTTGTTTTTGTTATAAGATTACCAAACTCGTTTACAAAGAAGTTATGTACTCTTTGATGGTTAGATAAGTATCTCATAGGGTGAGAATCTTTTAGAGCCAGAGTGATATGGTTGTACATATCCCAAGCACTGTCCGGATTACTACTATAATTAAAGCTTGGCTTATCTAGCTCACGTTTAACAATACCTACTTGTGTAAGTGTAAGAATCTCATCTTCAGCAAAAAGTCTACCTAAGATGGTCCCCTTTTGTCTCTGACTTAGGTGAACATCTTTTAACATCTGCTTGTCTCTAATAAGATTATCGTAGTACTTAGAAGCATTAGCTATTTGCTCTTGCATAGATGTAGCTACATCAGCTAAAGCAGAACCGCTGTGTCTTCTTCTGTAGTTACCTAGATCTCCTGACACTACACCGTTAGAGCAGATAAATACATGTGCACCAATAGCACACTTAAATGCCATGGTTTTATTATAACTGTTTGACCATACAAACATAAGACCCATTTCTGGATCGTTACCAGATTCTAGGTGATACATACCTTGTGCTACATCTCCTGTAAGTGTAGCTTTATATAATTCTTTCTTGATGTTGAAACCAGCTGCTGCCAACTGGGTTCTAGCTTCATCTATTACTGTTCCATGTGGAATAACTGTATAAGATTTCCCGTGATTGGGAAGAGCAGAACTTCTTAAATAATGTTCTGTTTCAAAAACTGTTTTTACTGGCATAATTGTATTGTTAGAATAATGATAATTGTGTAAATGATAAACTCTTTTCTTTTTCTATCTGATGGATCTCTTTATAAATCTGATCTAAATAGTAGCTCTTGTTAATCCCATAAGAATCAAAGGGTCTTGTTTCGTTTATTTCGTTTATAGTAGTTTGTAGCCACTGTCCAGACTCTACTTGAATAAGTCTTCCGTCTGTGTGACACTTGACTAGTTTACCACCTCTATTAGAAACATAGTATCTTACAATCTTTTGTAGTCGTTTAGATACTAACTCACCTTCTTGTATGTTTCTTAGTTCAAAGTACCATCCACTCTTAGCTTTAACTCCCGCACAGTAATCAAAGATGTTTTGATTAGCTGCTAAGAAGTCTTCAGGCTTTACGCCTTTTGTAAAGTAAGCATAGATAGCCTTTGGTATAATAAGAAAGCTCTTGTTCTTATGAAACACTGCTACTTTTTTCTTGTCTAGATCCTCCCATTCAAACGCACCTTTGCATTTAACCTTACCTGACTTAGACACTGCAATGTAATTGTTTACATCTCTGATGATCATCTTAGAATATTCATCATGTTCTAGTTCAAGCATGGTCATCTTACACCAACGAGCACAGATTTCGTGATACTTCTCTACATAGGAGTTAGGTATCAATGTTTCTAGACCGTCAGTATTTTGCATAAGAGGTACAGCTTCTGGAATCTCTTCACAGATCATCTCGTAAAGCATACTTAAGCTAAGTTGACCGTTGATGGTAATCTGCATAGTCATCCTTGGATCGTACAGGAAACTGTTCTCATCACCTGTTAAACCGTATGTACTATTAAGAATAATCTTATACACATAGTTCTTAGGATCTGTTTTAGGAATCTTCTTACGCTCTTCAAAGAACCACTCGTACAGTTCACAAAACTCTTCTTTAGGAAGATGAGCTGGGTGAAATCCATTACGGATAGCTAGGTTAGGATAGAATGATGTAACGTCACTGGTCATGATAGTATAACCTGCTTTAGCTTCATACACTCCTGCATCACGGGCACCGTGTATACCGCCTAGACCATAGTCAGTTTTCATACCTTTGTAGTCCACAGTGTACTTAAACCCATTCTTAGTGGATATAATTACCTGAGTACGTAGATAGTCAAACATTCTCTGGAAGTGATCAGTTTTAAAACTGATATAAGGAAGTATACATTGACCCAAATAGATTTCTCTATGGTGAGTTCTCAGTGTTTTGATTGTTCCTTTGTCCCATCCAAGCTTCTGTGATAGAAAATGTAAGAATAATTCTTTAGATATTCTTGGCTCAGAGGCAGAGTATAGATCAATACCGTATTCTCTAGTAAGAGTCTGTCTTAAAACAATTTGTTCTTTAGAATGCTCTAATACTTTCTTGGTACTAAGTACATCGTTTACACAATACTCGGTAATCATCTTAAGTTGCTCATCTGTTTCTACAGGGGCCGCATGATGGTGTGGCATCTCTTCTACGTTTTGCCAGTCCATACTATACTGTATCCACTTAAGAGAAGACATCTTAGCTCGGTTATCCCAGTGGTTCATTTTAAACAGATCTATCTGTCTAATCTTTAACTTAGCCGGTGGATACTCAAGAAAGCTGTTTTGATCTTTAAGAGATATAGTCTTTTGTGCAAAAGCATAGATGCACTTGATTACATCTTCAGTACTGAATGTTAGTAACTGACGCTGCTTATCTAATATGTATTGACTTATTTGAGCGTCAAAAGCTAGACCATTGTAGCTTATATGCCACTGGTTCTTGTTCTTACACTCGTTAAGAAAGTCTATAAACTGAGGTAGATCATTACGATCTTTATAGATTACAAAGGTCTTCCTGATGTTCTCATCTTTGTAATGCTGAAACACACCTATAAAACAATTGGTGAGTGTTTCATAGTCCATTACCCAATGGATTGGCTTTATTTCTTCCATATGCACTATTCAGTTAAGCTGTTTCCCCGTTGTTGCCGCCAAAAAAAGGCAGAATATATCTGCCTTAGTTTGTATGAATGGACAAGGACAAATTAAATACCGGTTAGTATGTTAGATGTTTTTGGTTCTTCAACCTTTTTATCTAAATACTGCTTGTAATCATAAGTGTCTGCATTGATTGCAAACATCTTTAAGAAGTCAACAACTTCATCTAAGTTTTCTACATAGTACTCATAGAAAGTTTCTAACATCTTTCTTTCTTCACTATACTCTTTACCATTTGGTCTTTTACCAATCTTTAAATATTGAACATCACCAATATCAGTTAATTTTGGTAACATGTGAAAAGACTCTTTCTTTTCTTTACCAATAACAGCCAGCACTTTTGTACTTACGTCAAAGATACACTCGTTATAAGGACACTCTGGTGAAATAGGTAATAGCTTAAATGTCTTTTCGTTACCCCAGCTACTGGTAACTAACATCATTGAATTCTTCATGTTTTTTATTGTTTTTACAAAATTAAGTACCTTTTTTTAATAATTCCAAATCTGCCACTGGAATTTTTAAGTTTTCTTTTTCCATATCACAAGGGTCACATAGTTCTCCTGTCTCCTGTAGTGTCTTTACCTCAACATCTAATAGCTTAGCGTAGAGAGTAAAGTACTTTTCAGGGTACAAGAATGTTTCTATATACTTATACTCACTTGACTTATCACCATAATAATTCTTAATGGCTCTCTTTAGTACAGTGGAAAGTTTAGAATACTTGCCCATAATAAAGTTGAACCAATCAGCCTTATATATCTGAAAATCAAAGACATATAACTTATATCCTTGGATAGGTATAACTTCTAAGAATAAAGGATTACTTATGAGCATAGCTTGCTCAAAAGCCTTGAAGCCTTCAGACTCATCATCTGGAAAGCTACAAACTAGTTTTATATCCTCTGGACTTACCAATCCTTCTACGGAAAGGTAAGTCCCAGATGGAGTAAAATTACTAGTACGCTTTATACCCAAAGCAGGAAACAGAAATGCTCTAGATTTCTGGAAATATTTTGTGTATAAGCTGTCTATCATTTTATAATTTGATTACAAAACTACGCTACCTGTAGCAAAATCATAAGGTAGATCGTATCTTTTATTAACATAGTGCCATTTAGCAGATTCTAAAACTTTTGTCATTCTTGTTAGCCAGTCATTTAATGTTGGTTCAGTTACATAGAATGGATAAGTTTGAAAAGCTCTATCAATCACTACAAAGTGGAATTGAAGTTTGTAACCAGAATCTATTAGTTCTTTGTATCTAGTGGCCACCATAGTACAGTAGATAACTGCTTGTAGCCAGTAAGAGTAGAACTCAATAGTTTCTTTGAAGTCCTTCAAGTCTTTACTAGTAGTCTTGATGTCGTTAACAAAGATAGTTTTTTTATCATGATCTATAACAAGATTATCTATAATTCCTTTAAGACCAAACGGTGCATCACCATACTCTACTGATAAAGGTATCTCGTTGTAAACTTCTTTGTTATCAAAGTCGTTTAAGTTACAACCAATTAGATCACAAACAGCTTTGTTAGTCTTGATAAGGTCTAAAGCATTTTTACAAAAGTCATAGGTATCTTGATCAATCAGTATTTTATTACCTTTAGTCTTTAAAAAGTCCCAATAGTTTAGGGTTTCTGGACTAATGATTTTATCTATACGTTGTTGATCTGTCTTTAAGCTTTGATGGTAGTTCATGTCTACCATTACATCAATAATAGCTTGATCAAAGTCTTTAAGCTCAGTTCTTAAGTCACCATTTTGTGATAACTCTTGATAGTGTGCAAACACTCTATCTACTACAGATTTTACTGCATCACCTGGAAGTTTACCCGGGCTAATAATAAATTGTTCATTAAACTTATCTTCCTCTAAGAGAAGACAGTGTATAATCTTACCTTGTACCAAGTGAGCATCGGTACGCTCTTCCTTCATACCTAGTACATATTGCTGATAAAATACAGCTGGATTCCATAATAGCTTATTAAGACTACTATAACTAAAATAAAACTTTTGTGCGTAAAAGTTATTTTCTAATAGCTCTGCAGACTCCTGCATTATTTCTTCTAATTCCATGTTATTGTTTTTTATTATTCCCAAATACCAAGCTCAACTAGCTTAGCTTTAATACGTCTCTGAGTAGTAGGATCAACTGTCATAGCCTCCTCATACTCTAAGAACTTAATAAGATCATCTAACTTACCCTCTAAGTCAGCAATACTAGTGGGACATGTTTTAATTTGTTCATCCATACTATTTAGATTTTTCTAGTTGTGTTTTTTTATCATGACAAGTTTCACAGAGTACTTGTAGATTGTCTTGTTCACAGAACAGTCTTTCTACAAAACCTGGAAGGTCGTCTGCACAGTTAAGACTACCTGCACCAACTATGTGGTCCACGTTAATCTTTTTTTCAGGAAACCATTTTTTACAAGTATTGCATTGGTATTCATACTTCTGTCTTTTTAAAGGACCAAGGTATGCTCTACGAGCTTCAAGCTTACATTCTGTAATAGGTTTCCACCATCTTGATTTTTGACGTAACGCACTGCGTATAAAACTCCAAAATGCAGACTCTGTCATAGTACCTGCATTTCTAGTCTTAACAGTAGTAGTTCGTCTAACTGTTTTTTTCTTCGTCATTTAATATTCTTTTGTTAAGTATAGGTACTAAACGTAGATATACTTCTTTAGGACCGAAGTCCTTAATAGAATCAGAAGGATCTTTACTCATTGGTAGAGCAGCATATTCTACTTCAGGATATATTTCTTTATATCTTTCCATAGCTTTTATGCCGGGCTCATCATAGTCAAAAAGTATAATTACTTTCTTATACTTCTTAATGTATTGATCCATAAGTTCTTTACGGATTATAGTGTTCTCTGAATCTGGTGCAATAATATCCAGAGTTGGTATCTTTAAGCTCTTTAAAGACATAACATCTTTTAAAGAAGAGGTGATGATTAGATAAGGTGCACTCTTAACTTGTTCAGATCCTTGGATGTAGTCCTGAACTTTAATAAATTTTTTATCTAACGTCTTGGGCTGATATATTTTGTACAGTGTACCATCTGTTTTAAAGTAACCGTATAAGTAGTTACCTCTAATGGTTAGATCAATGGGTCCATCATCGCAATCCTTATGCATAGTGTAGTTATCTAATGGTCTTACATTATGCTCTGTTAAGATTCTAGATCCAATATTAAACTGGGTCCAGAAATACTGATCTTGTGTGGTCCAGGACCTGAAAACAAACTTACTAACTTTATACTTAGAAGCTTGTTTAAATTTCTGTACATCATATCCTCCATTATTGTGAAGGACAAAGTCATTATAATTCTCTACTACAAGTGTACAGGCTTTATGATAGTTTAGTCCTGTTAGATCTTTTACTAGATCAATTGCAGAACCTCCTTTACCAGAAGAAAAGTCTTTGTACTTATACGTATCTTTAGTAGCATCGTAGTATATACACATGCTAGGTGTACGTTCTTTAGAATTAAATATGCTTTTAATTTTTATATCATGCCCGCTAAGCTTTTCACCAAGCTTACAGAAGTGTTCAAATATCCATGACGTAGGAACATCCTTAATGTCATGTACCATATTTTTTATCTTAAACATGATCTAGAATTAAATGAAGAAGGGGGAGTAGTAACTCTCCCCCTTTATCTTCTGGGCAGCTAATTACATATCAAAGTCACTATTCACTGGCTCAAAGCTAGATACTGGCTTGTTTTGTAAAGCCTTATAGTGATACTGGTTTTTCTTATCAAACTTGTCAAGCTTTGCTTCATCAGCAGATACGAACTTATACTTAGGAAGAGATAACTTAATGATAGTTTTACCATTGTATTCTTCTTCTGTACCTTTTAGGAACCAGTATAAGTTCTGTCCTTTTAAGATGTACACAGCTTTCTCAACCCAGTCTTCAAGACTAGATGCAGAAATATTATCAATCTGATCTCTTAAGCCAAGCTCTGATGCAATAACTGCAAGCTTGAACATAATCTCATTTTTAGATACGTTACTATCATTGAACTGGTCAGTCCAGATAGTTGCAGATACACGACTAGATTGTCCTGTATACTTAGGTCCGTCAGGATTATTTTTATCAATAGCCCAACCTTCAAAGCCTTCAGCTGCTGGCCCTTCTAATACTAACTCTAAGGTTTTCTTATCACCTTTGTTAGATGTTCTTACTTGCCCACTGTGAATGTGTGCATAAACTACTCCTGCTTGTAGAGACTTAGCTGTCCCACCTGTTGTTTTGACTTCTTGTCCTTTTGTACTAAACATACGTGTTTTTTATTTATGTGAATGAAAAATTGAGTACTAGTTCTCGTAATCTATAATGCTCTGTCTAACTAAAGCTAAGTCATTTGTAATCTCAAACTCGTCAAACATACCTTTTGGTGCTTTACATGTGTTCTCACCGTTGTTTGCTGTTTCAAATACATACCTGATGTTACCATCTTTGTCCTTCTTAACTTTACCAAACAAAACTATAGAAAATAATCCTTCTAAAGTAAGTTTTTCGTCAACCATTTTACCAATAGTCTTAGCTTTAAACTTCTTCTTACCCTCCATATCTGAAGATTCTTCAGCATGTGTAAGGATAAAGACCATTAAGTCTTCTCTTAAGTCTTTAGGCATACGTGCAATACGTGCTAGGTTAGCACCTATCTGGGTAAACTTTTCATAACCCTTCTCGTCTACTCTCTCAAAGAACTCAAAAGAACTCATATACTGAAAGTCATCAATAACTAAGTTCTTAATGTCTGGACGTTTTTCTGAAACATACTTCATGCATGCTTCTATTTGTGTAGATGAACTAGCAGAATATAGATTACCTGTTGGGTTATCTTTACTCCACTGAACATACTTCTTTCTCCACCCTTTAAAAGGTAGAGCTTTGTTAGCCACGTTTATAATAAACGTTTCTGCTGGATTAAGCATTTCTATACTAGTAGATTTACCTGAACCAGACTCTGCAATAATTAGGATTCCTTGTGCCATATGTTATTTTGTAGATTTGATTAACTCGTTTAACCACATTTTAGAACTTACTGGTTTACCTGTTTGGATAGCATAGTAATCTCTAATAGTCATTTCACTGTAAGGAGCGTCTTCCATAGTAGCCGGTGCCTTATAAGCTTGCATAGGAGCTTTAGGTAGTGAAGAAGGTAAAGCTTGTTCTTGATTAGATCCGAAGTTAGCTGTCTTCTTAATAGCTACTGATGTAGGATTAACAACTCTTAGCTCTTCTAGAGGAACAAGGTAAGAACCTTTTTCATTAAGCTCATACTCTTCTTCATATGAAGAACTTACTGGTACTCTATAAACTTTACGGTCTGCATCTGCAGGAGTAAGGTCTCTAGTAATCAACTCAAAGAAGAAACCTTTTTCTTTTCTAAACTCTGAGGAGAAAATACCTACTACCATTCTACCATGTTTATCATAGAACGGCATCTTCATGTTGAAATCTGTACGTGGGATTTCTAAATCATCAATTAGATCTTGATGAAAATCCCTGATTGTTTCTAGCTTAAGTCTTTTAAGCTCTTTAACATCTGTTACTTGTTGTGTGTTACTTGTCATACTGTGTGTTTTTGTTTTATAATTCTTGGCCAACATCAGCCGAAGGTTGTCTATTATTTCTAGGTCCTCTTGGTGTCCATGTTTGTGGTTGCTGCTGTATGGTTGGTGGAGGACCTGACTCAATCATACGTTGTCTTTTAAAATCTGTTTGTAAGAAAATGATGTTATCATCTGTAGCACCGTTACGTAGCTTCAGTAAATGCAAGAATACATTTTCTTTACTAGCTTGATAATGCTCTGGTCCATAATCTTCAATGTTTAGAGTGAATGGTCTACTGATAGCAAAGACTAAATCTGAACCTTGCATAAGAGCATCACCACCAAATATATCTGATGAACTAGGATAGTTAGCAATTGTACCTGGAGTTCTGCGTGTTACATCTTCCATGGTACGGTTAAGTTGCGTAAGGATAATTATAATAACAGGTAGGTCACGCTTTACATCTATAAGCATATCTGCTATGTTGTAAAGAGTCTGTAACTTTTCTCTCTCGTCTGCTGCTTTTTTTACAAGCCAGCTGTGGTCAATAGTTACAATCATAGGTTTACCACCTAACTCATTGAAGTAGTGATGAATAGCTTTCTTCATGTCAGCAGAGGTAAGAGGCTTCTTTATACGTATTCTCTGTACACCAAGCTTCTCTAATTCTTCTGCATCTTTCAGATAGTTTTCCATTTGCTCGTAAGCAAAATCATCTAACTGTTTTTTAGAAGATAGGACTACGTTATAGTCCATAGCAACCTGTGCAGCAAATTCTCTTGCAGCATAGGATTCATCACCCATCTCAAACTGGAACTCTAAAATAGAAAATTCTTGATCTGGATTGAGTCTTTTAGACTCTCTCAGGATATGACTAATAAACATAGTCTTACCTGCAGCGGGGCGTGCACCTATTGTAACTAGGCTACCCCACTCTATACCACCAATGGTTGCATTGTTAATAGCATCCCAAGGTGTTCTTAAGGACTTGATCCG